ATTAGAAGAAGCAAAAGAAGCTATTCACACTCAAAATATGATAGTAGAAAAAAGAAAATTATTAAAACAATATGAAGCAGAGCTTAATGAAAAATTCAATATAAAAGACCATATAATAATAAAATAAAAATAAAAATTTTAGGTAGTTAGTTAGGAGGATTTATTTTATGGAATACAAAACAGAAGAAGCATACAAAGTGTATGTTACAAAAGATTATGGAATGTTTAAAAGATTAACAGGTAATAGAGATATACCTGAAAGTAGAATTAGCAAGATAGTTGCTTCAATTCAAGAAATAGGATGGGTTAGAAACCCTATCGTAGTAAATGAAAAAATGGAAGTTATTGACGGTCAAGGTAGACTTGTCGCACTTCAAAGATTAAACAAACCAGTAGAGTATATTATAGCAGAAGGCGCTGGTAGCAAAGAGTGTATTTATATGAATATGAATATGGTTAACTGGAAGTTACCTGATTTCATTAAATCATACGCAGAGCAAGGAAATGATAATTACAAGAGATTATTAGCCTTAATGGAAAAATACGCAAACGGTAACTTAGACATTATATCTACTGCTGTTTATAGAGTTTCAAAGTCTAAACACAGAGACATTAAATCAGGTGTACTTCAATTAACAGAAGAACAATATAAAGCTGCTGTACCAAGATTAGAATTTATTACACCGCTAATGAATAATATAAATGAGAAGAAGTTACCTGGTAGTATGGTTACTTTAATGCAAACACTTATATACTATTTCGACTATGAAGAAGTAGATAAAGAAAGACTAGCTTATAGTGTTGAAAAGTATATCTATAATTCTACACCATGGGTAGTAAATACTGATTGTGAAATGGAAGTAGAAAATGCTTATAACTATGGTATGAGATTAGAAAACAAAATTTGTATAGCTCATTTAGTAAAAGAAGAAAGAATGAGACGCCAGTTAGAATTAAATAAAGCTAACCAAATAAGAGCTTTTGAAAGAACACAAAAAGGTGTCAGAGGATTTGTAACACCTGAGGAAAAAGAGGTGGCAGATATAGATGAGTAGTTGGACGCATATTACAGCTTGCCTAAGTGTTGAAACAGGTGCGTTAGACCACGACATAGTTGATAGGGTTAGGGGCTATATAGCCCTTGGACCTAAAATCACAGGTAGTGAACAAGACGCAGACATTTTCGTAAATTTACCAAGTGGATTTAATTTTTATACAAGTTGTGACTGTCAAAATTGTAAATATAAAGATACTATAAAATGGATAGGTAAAGGAGAATTTGAGTGCGACAGACCTTTTGAGGACGAAAGATGTCCTGAGGGTGAGTACCAAACCTGTGTAGTTATTTCAATACAAGGCGACTTACGAGACAGAACTATAGCTGAAACTGACGAGGAATTTAATATATTTTTTGAATATATAACTAAAAAATATCACGTCAGAGATTACAGTATAAATATTGATGGAGATTATTAAAATGGCAGTATTAAAGCAAAAAAGAAAATATAACGAGATTTTTAAATTAAAGAAAATGTTAGAAAAAGAGGGGATACCTTTTGATTTCTTTGATAGAGCACCAAAAGATCCCGAACTAGAAAGATTATGCCCCGATTTATGTGAATGGTGGCAGATTATATATCCTGCAGGAGCAAGTGATGATGAACGTTGGATAAGTGTCATTCAAAACTTTGGGAGTTATGGTCATAGTGAAGACTTATTAGAAATAATGGGTGGTCTTACTATAGAAGAATTAAACGACGCTCCAGTCAAAGGCTGGCTTACTGCAGAAAATGTATTTGATAGAATTAAAAGTAATTATTATGATAAATAAAATGGAGGTAATAAAATGGAAGAAAATTTAACATTATTAGAAAAAAATAACGAGGAAAATATATCAGATAGAATATGTGCAGCATTAAACTGTTCATTGAATGATTTTGATGAAAAATATCAAGCTTTGAAAAAAGCAGAAGCTGAATTTGATAAAATATATCAACCATTCAAGTCAAAATTATTAGATATGTATAAAGAAGTTGAAGGTATGCCTAAAACTATAACAATAGGTGGCACTAAACTTACTTATGTTTCACCTAGTATAAGAAATACTATTGATAGTAAAAAATTAAAAGAAGAGGAACCTGAGCTTGCTAAAAAATACACAAAAGCTACTAATGTTAGTGCGACAGTTAGAATCGAAACAATATAGGAGGGGTAGTTATGCCATTATTAACACCAGAAGAGTACAGAAGAAAATACTATAGATATTGGTATTGGAAAGATGAAGAAAGAAGAGAAAAGCGTAAAGCATATTATAGAGAATATTACAGAAGAAAAAAAGCAGAGAAAGAAACACAAGTAGAAGAAATGAAAGCTCTTGGTATAGAGCCACCACCAAAGAAACCTAGAACAGTAGAACAAAAAAGAAAAGCTAGAGTATATTATAAAAAATATCGTGAAACTCATAAAGAGCAAATGCGAGCTTATCAGAAAAAATATTATGAAGAACATAAAGAAAAGATAAGTCAATATTATAAAGAATATAATTACAGAAAAGCGAAAAGAGGTAAAACAGATGAATAATGATGATTATGATGTAACAGATATAGATGTAACAGAACTAGAACGTCAAAGAAGGCAAGCTATTTTAGATAGTGGTGAATACTTAAAATTAGAAGTATTAATAGGTGTTGGTGACGACGGTGCACATGGAGAAAAAATGCCAGTTATAACAACTGAAATGTGTCAATGCACATATAAAGAGGTGGGCTGTCTTTATACTGCACTTCAAACATTTTTAGAATCTTATGAAAGAGATTATCCTATGGAGTGTGCTTATAGTATGATGACTACTAGAGCTAAAGACCATGGGTACAGGCAAGTAGAAACTAATAAAGATAAGAAAAAGAAGAGGAAAAAAGATGAAGACTAATTTATATAAATATCAAGACGATACAGCTAAAGACATATATAATAGAATAATTAGTAATGAAATTAAAGGTGCTTATTTAGGTTTTGAGACAGGTACAGGTAAAACTGTAACCTCTATATCCGTAGGTGAACGACTATATAAGAAAAATTATATAGAAAATATTGTTGTTATCTGCCCTGTTTCAAAAGTAGACGACTGGAAAAGAGACTTAGCCGAGGAAATACCTGAGGTCAAGACAACTTTTGTATCTTCATTCCAAAGTGCTTGGAGGGAGAAAAACGCTAAACAAATTGAGGGTATATTAAAAGACGCTAAGTCTCTTTTAATTGTAGATGAAGGTCATAAAATGAAAACGTATGACTCTAAACAAAGTAAGTTCATACAAAATATAGTGAAGTTACATGAGCCTTATGTTTTGGTACTTAGTGCTACTTCACAAAATAAAAAATATATAGATTTATACCCTCAATATAAAGTGTTAGGTAGTAGAGTATTTAATCTACCAGCTAAAGACTTTAAAAAAACTTATTGTATTGAGTCTTTAAATTATAATTTAGTTTATGCTGGTAAATCAAGATTTCCGTTTAATGAAATTATTGGATATAAACAAGCTGACGTAATGGATAAAGAAATTTTAAACTATACTTATTATAAAAAATATGAGAGTGAATATGATAGACCTATAGAAATAACAGAAACCTTTAAGATGACCCCTGAAATGAAATATTTTAAGGAAAAGAAAGTATGGCCTAAAATGGACGAAAAAGTTTTAGAAGCTAAACTGTTAGCAGGAGAGGATATATCTGAATTAGATACTGACTTCATAATTGCTAACCGCCCTACACTTCACCATATTTATATGCGTGAGAGCTGTAGCGGTTTCATTAGAGATATGATACTAGACAAAAACCCTAAACTTCAATGGGTGGAAGACTTCTTAGAAGGTAATGAAGGTAGAATAGTTATATTTACTAATTTCATAAATGAAACACATTTACTTAGAGATTTGTGTGTTAAGAAAAAAAGAAGTTGGGTTATCTATGACGGTACGACTAAAGATTTAACTGAGTGGCATTCTAAAGAAGACTGTGTAGCAATAGTGAACAGTCAAGCTGGATCAGCTGGTTTAAATGATTTCGTATTAACTAATATTGCTATTTATTTTTCTTTACCTGAAAATTATATCGACTTCACACAAAGTAAAGGTCGTATAGATAGAATAGGTCAAACTAAACAACCTGTATATTATTATTTAGAAATAGCTGGAAGTGTAGAGCCTGCTATCCATAGGTCATTAAAAGAAGGAAAAGATTTTGATACTCATTTATTTGAGAGCTGGTTGGAAGAGGGAGGTGTTTAAAATGAAGTGTCATAAAAGTCATGATTTTCCTACAATAGAACCTGATTATTTTGAACAGGTATGTGAGCCAATAGAAGTAACTGACCTATCTAGTAGTGCAGCTAAATTCGTATATCCACGTCACGCACCTGCTTCAATCAGTGTTTCTACAGATGACTTACTTAGGACGTTAAGTGCACACGAGATGGCGAGTTTATATGCTAGACCTTGGGATAGTCCTGAGGAAATAATGGAAGGGGTGGCAAGCGCAATGGGTAAAAAATATAGTGTAGTAAATACAGATACTAAAGATTTATCAGTTGAGTTTATACTAGATACTTTACAAATGCTAACTCGTAAGCTTATGGTAGATAGTGCTATGATAGATGTGAACAGGATATTATGTACGATGACTCCTCAGACAAAAGAGCATTTATTAAAAGCTAACGCTAAACGTAAGATGTATGGAAAAGAAAGTGTTATTGTACCTCATTTTGATAGGCATTTTCGTCGTATAGATGACGAAATTCATATTGATACTAAGGCGCCTATGATAATAAAGATTGTAGATCCTAAAGATAGGTACGGACACGAGTATTTCTTAGAGTTAGAAGCGACTCGATAAATCATTAATTTTTTTTAATAAAAAAGACAATAAAACTATTAACTTTTTTAAATTAGTATGGTATAATGTCCTCACAAAAGGAGGATAACGAAATGAAATTTATACTACTTCTTATTATATTATTTATTTATGGTGTACTTTGGTCACTTCCTATATGGATTTGTGGTAATCTTATTATGTGGGCATTTCATTTATCCTACCATATAACGTTGATACAAGCCTGTGTTATAGGTATAGCACTAGGAACTATATACAGTATGTTTCATAAGGAGGGTAAAAAATAATGTTTTCGTTTAGGTCACCTGCTATTCATTCAAATACTTGGAAATTATGTTTTAGGCCAAGAGAGGAAATGAGTAGAATATTTTATGAAAGTCGTCCAATAGACCCTGAAACCAGAATTTACGGAATGACTTGTTTTTCTGAACAGACAATTTATATAGACAAAGATTTAGATGGTTTCATATTAGGAAAAACATTAAGACATGAATTAACTCATATTTATTTATGGGAAACAGGGCAGCAAGATAGGGTTTTCAATGAAGAGGAGATTTGTGAACTAATGAGTGTAGCAGCTCCTATAATAAGTAAAACCGCAAGCGATATAATGTTAAGACTAAGAGAAGGATGGTATAAGCATGGGGAGTAGTTATGTAGCACACAGAGAAAAAGAAATTGAAAACTCTATAAAAGAATATATAAAATCTTGTGGAGGTTTATGTTATAAAATACACGGTGGAGATTTATACCAAGAAACAGGAATACCAGATTTATTAGTATGTTGGGGAGGTTTGTTTTTTGGTATAGAAGTCAAAGACCCAGGTGGAAAACCAAGTGCAATTCAATTAGCTCAAGGGGCTAGAATTAAAAAAGCAGGCGGTCATTTCATTATAGCGAAGAGCGTACAAGACGTTAAAGATTATATGGAAAGAGAGGGGCTAGTCGGACTATGAGAAGAAAAGGGCCAGGAGATATAAGTTATTGTAATACTATTTGTATGCAAGAGAGCTGTAAAAGAAACTTGCAATATTGGAAAGCCCCTACACGCGTTTATTCTGTGACAAGCTTTGATATAGAATGTAAAGACAACTTCCATAATCATTGTGCTTATAAATACGCAGATAGTGAGGAAAAATAAATATGAAATATTATATAGCAGATTTACACTTTGGTCACCGAAATATTTTAAGCTTCGAGAACCGTCCATTTAGTACGGTCGAAGAAATGAATGAGGAATATATAAAGCGATGGAACAGCAAAGTCAAAAAAGGTGATGAAATATATATTTTAGGAGACTTATCGTTTTATCACGGTAAGGAAACTACTGAAATACTTAAGAAATTAAATGGTATGAAATTCTTAATCAGAGGAAACCACGATCATTTATTCTTAGATGATGACGAGTTCGACCAGTCGTTATTTGTATGGGTAAGAGATACCTGTATGGTAAAAGACGGAGACACTAGGATTTCATTATTTCATTATCCAATTCAAGTATGGAATGAACAACATCACGGAGCATTACATTTTTACGGACACGTCCATTCAAACACAGGTACTATGCACCCAATGAAATATGAGATACCAAATTCATATAATGTGGGTATAGATGTAATACAAGAACCAATGACAAAAGACGAAATTCTAAATTTTTATGAAAGGAGAAAATAAATGGCTATGTTCCCAGTATTTCTAATCGGACTTGTAGTAGGTATGGGTCTCGGTTATGCTATTTTTATGTACGTCAAAAATGCACCATCTTCAGTTAAAATAGACATCTTAACAGAAACTGTCGCTAATTTAAAAGAAGATATAAAGTTATTAGAGACTACAAACGAAGAGCTACGTGATAAGCTCGCAACAGCTAATCTTAAACTTTCAAAGTCTAAGAGAAGCACTACACCAAGAAAAAAAGCAGAATAAATTCAAGTAATAGGAGGATTGACAAATGGGACTTTTTAAAAAACAAATACCAGACGATCTTAAAAATATTTATTTTGATACAGAAACGGTATTTGAAATGAACAACCCAGCGGCTGTGTTTCAAGCGTTAGTCGCTAGACATGGTATGACAAGGAATCTTAGAAAATTCACAGAACAATTAACAGAATATCTAGTAGAAAGAGGTGCTAAAATACTTAAAGGTCCAAAAGGAATGGTATTTTATAAGGAAGATGAGCACTTATACAACAACTATGTAGAATTTTGTAAATCAGAAGGTAGCGAGGAACCTTATGAGAAAGACGCATTTTTTGAAAGATATGCGACTTTAATGTATTGTGAAATTTTTGAAAATAAAAAATAGGAGGATTGAAAAAATGAAAAGATTGAAAATATCAGAATTATTAAGGGATAATATAATTGACGCTATAGAAACCAGCAGAAAGGCTACGGTAGCTATTGCTAATTTACGAAAGACAAACGTTATAGATTCAGAAATATTAGATGAAATAGATTATGTATATGACGGGTTATATAAATTATTATGGGTTTTATATCCTATAGAAACCGCTAGTAAAGACTTTGTAAATTATGTATATGACACATTCCAACTATACTTAGAAGGTGACCCAAAAGGACCTCAAACTTTAGACGAATTTTTCAAAATGATAGAGGAGGATTAAATGAAATATGGAAAAGAAAACAATAATAACAATAGCGATAGTTATAATTTTAGCAATAGCACTAATACTATTCTTTGCTGGTACAGCAATAGTTCCGACAGGACATATAGGAGTTGTAACTTTATATTCAAAAGTACAGACGGAGTATCTCGATTCAGGTTTTCACTTCATTAAACCTTTCGTTGAAGAAGTACATAATGTAGATATACGAACACAAAAATACACTGATACAGTTGAAAGTAGTGCAAAAGATTTACAAGTAGTAAATATAACTGTTTCAATAAATTATCAAATTAAAGCCGATAAAGCTACAGAATTATATAATAACGTAGGTAAAGATTATGCTGACATAGTTTTAAACCCAGCTCTTCAAAGTGGTTTAAAAGCTGCTATAGCTCAATATGCTGCTGAGGAAATGGTAACTAAAAGAGGTGAAGTTTCAAATACTATAACAGAAGAATTAAATACTAGATTAGAAGAATATTTTACTATATCTACAGTTAACTTAGAAAACATATCATTCTCAGACGAATATAATGCAGCAGTAGAAGAAAAAACAACTAATGAGCAAAAAGCACAAGCTGCACAAGCAGAATTAGAAATAATAAAAGTACAAAATGAACAGAAAATAAGTACAGCAGAAGCAGAAGCAAAAGTAAGAGAGTTAGAAGCTCAATCAGTAACAGACGAAACATTAGAACAATTAAAATTAGAAATAATGAAAGAAATGGTTGAGAAATGGAATGGAGCGTTCCCTACAACTATGCTTAATGACGACGTAACATCATTATTCAATATAAACTAAGGAGGAAATCATTATGATGACAATGAGTAATAATAGGAAATCAATAGAGCTTACTTTCCCAGCAGAGAAAGTAACAGAAGCTCAAGGGAGACATAGTATCCCTCATTATGTAGTAGAGTTACCTCATATCGTTTGCAACGAAAAAGAGGACGCAGAATTTATACAAACACAAACTAATGAGTTTATAACTAAACTTTGCCGTAGTATAGTAAAATAAGGAGGACATATGAGCAGAAAATTAGCAAGTATTCAAACAATAAAAGCTATAAAACCGATTGAAGGTGCTGATAGAATAGAAGTAGTTCAAGTTTTAAACTGGGACTGCGTTGCCCAAAAAGGTCAATATCATGTAGGAGATAAGGTTATTTACTTTGAGATAGATAGCCTACTTCCTGATATACCTGCGTTTGAATTTTTAAGAGGATCTTCATGGTCTCAAAAATTAAATAAATACAAAATTTCAACACACAAATTTAGAAATCAAATATCACAAGGATTAGTTATACCTGTCAATGATTTAATAGAAATCTATCTACAAATAAATTGTAAAGATGATGTAAGAGCATATCCTTTAAGTATTGTAGACCCTGAGGAAGGTTATGATTTAACTGAAGAATTATGTATCGAAAAATATGAACCACCTGTTTCAAATGGAGATATGGGTGAAATCATTTCTCACGAGTGGTATATACCAAAAACAGATGAAGAAAGAATACAAGTATGTGCTGAAAATGTACTACCAGTATATATGCACGCACAAGATATGGGCGCTTGGTATATTTCTATTAAATTAGATGGTACATCTTGCACAGCTGGTCTATTTGAAGACGCTTTCCTAATCGGCGGTAGAAATCAATACTTTAAAGGACCTAATATGTATACAGAAACAGTTAAAAAATATGGAGACTTAGAAGCTAAATTAAGAGAATATCAAAAAGAAACTGGTAGATATATAGCATTTCAAGGTGAACTATGCGGCCCTGGTATTCAAGGAAATAAACTAGGATTAAAAGAAAAAGAATGGTTCGTCTTTAACGTATTTATAAGTGATACAGGTAAAATGGACTCTTATACAAAATGCGATTTATTAGGGTTACTACATTTTTGCGAAGCTTTCGGGTTAAAACATGTACCTATGATAGAATACGAGTACAGACCTTCTATCGACCCTAACGTTAGTATAGATGAGAATGTAGAAAATTTATTGAAATTCACTGATAGTCTTAGATACAGAACTTATTTTGAGGACGCTTCACCTAAACAAATAGCAGAGGGTATAGTTGTCAGAATGAATGATATGAGTTATTCATTTAAAGTAGTATCTAACAAATTCTTATTGAAAGGCGGAGAATAATGGAAATTAAAATATACTTACACAGAACAAAAAAGAAAAACTTCGCAATATGCGAGTGCTTCCCTGTCTTCATAGATTTTGATAAATTAGATGAAGATAAAAGAAACGATATAGACTTCCTAAATGAAGCATTTATGAACGACGCTCAAAAAGCTGCGTTTCAAACTAAGTCAGTTAAGATGTATGGTACTGGTTACTTATCTTTCTTAAGACCTCAATATGAAGGACCAGAGGAAGAAAACGGTACAGACAAAATACGTTTTAATAATGAGACAATGTTGTTTGAACTTAGAACTACGGAGGAAAGCAATGAAGAAAAATAAGCACGACATAATAGGGGTGGACTTTGATGATACACTAGCTGTGACGAAAGGTACGTATCCTAAAATACAAGGTCCTGTACCTGAAATTATAAACTATATAATAAAAAGGCAAAAAGAAGGTGCTTATGTGATATTAATAACTATGCGTGAGGGAGACGTATTAGACCAAGCAGTCGAATGGGCTCGAGAGCAAGGTATAGAGTTCGACGCTGTAAACGATAATCTTCCTCACATGAAAGACTTCTATCATAACAATCCTCGTAAGATATTTTGTAATGAATATATAGATGACAAAAACATAGGTGGCATTAGTGCTGTATTAAGAGAAATTGAAAAAAGATAAGAAAAAAGACAAGAAACCTCTTGACTATTTTGTTAAAATATGGTATCATTATAGTATGATATAATAGAAAGGAAAGAGGAAAATGAAGGACTTGTCCGTATATAGAATACTTAACAAGGCTAAGTTATATAGAGAATTTAAAGAAAAATATAACTATCCTAAAATGAGAATAACTTCATATAGACGTGTTTTGTATGGTGAAAGTACATACTTAGGTAAAGGTCGCTCACCATATATAGCTGATATGTTTAAATTTTTTAGCGAAAAACTAGACAAACCATTTATAGACATTGCTTATGATTTATTAGACTCTGAGTTTTTTGGTAGAAAAAATACTTTCCTAGACGTAATGGTAGCAGAAAAAGGTATTTCCAAAGACGATTTAATAAATCAATTAGGCGATAGCGCTAGAGCATTAGACAATATAAGACTATGTGATTTAAACGAAGATAATAGAAAAATTTATGAGAAAGTAATATTATTAGTGAGGGAGTAATGTTATGGGAGATTTAAACGAAAGATTGATAATTGAAGCGTACAACGAAGGTAAATCTATGAATGCGATAGCAAAATACTTCGGTACTTACGCTGCAACTGTCAAACGTATTTTAGAAAAAAATAATATAGAATTAAGACATGACGCTAAAACACAAGGGTCTGTATACTTAAATGACGGAGATAAATTAATTGAATGGGCTAAGGCTCAAAAAAGACCAGTAACTAAAGCCGAGCTTGCAGAAGTTGCGGGTAGAAAAAGGTTATCTCCTTCATACTTCAAGAAATACCCTGAATTAGGTCAATACATCGTAGCAAACGATAGAAAAGATTTAAGTGATTACACCTCACAATTATATGATTATTTACAGAAGCATAATATACCATATAAACCTGGTGATAGAACTAAACTTAATGTGGTGGTAACTGCCTTATTGTTAGGAGAGTATTCAGATATTATTATTCAAATAGCTGAGAGACCTTATTATATTTCAAAACCCGCACACGACGTAAGGATAATGAAGATACAAGATAGAGCTGAAAAAGCTGGTATAAAAACATTATTCTTGTATAAAGAAGCTTTTGAAAGTGATTTAGAAGATTTAGAACACGTACTAAGTGATATTAAAAAATTACAACACTAAGGAGAATTAAAATGGCGGGACAAATGCTATACGTAAAAAAAGAAGGAGAAAGATACAATGGCTAAAGCAGGCGTAACATTTACTAAAGATAACGAGTATTACACACCCAAGTATGTAGTAGACTATTTTTACCCTGAGGGATTTGATTATGACCCTGCAACCTGCGAAGGAAAAGCTATTGAATTTGGTGTACCTCATTATGATACTATTGAAACAGACGGTCTTATTCAAGACTGGACTAAATATAAACGCATTTGGGTTAACCCACCATTCACAGAAAAACATAAGTTTTTAGAAAAAGCTGTAGAAACATATAAAACAGCTCATAATGATATATATGTGTTGTTCCCTATTGAATTTTTAACAACTGCTAGATTTCACGATTTAGACTGTAAATGTAAATTGTTTATACCTAAGGGTAGAGTTAATTTTGAAAGTGGTCTAGGAAAGCAAGGTAAAAGCCCAGCTTTTGGTAGTGTTATAATAAAACTAGCAGATGAAAATTCAGTAGAATATATAAATTTAAAAGAAGAACCACCTAAAAAATCGTGGTTTATGTAGGAGGAGATATGTTGGCATACGATTGTAAGCAATGTAAAACTATAAGTATAATGGGTTATAAAAACGAATATAATGAGTTCTTTTGCTCTGTAAAATGTTATGAATTATATTGTGCTATTCACGGTTACGACGCTGATGTGTCTAAACTTCAACCTATAAATAATTGGAATTAAGGAGGTTCATTATGAACAAGTATCACGTCATCTCATAGGGCAATGTGCCTAAGGAGGTTGATAGAATGAGTAGAAGTTATAAACATTTTCCACTATTTAGAGATAACCTTTGGGGTAAATCTTTAAAAAGAGGTAAACAATGGGCTAACAGAAAAATTAGACGAATTGCTAAACAAACTGATATGGATATTCCTAATGGTAACGGTTATAGACGAATGATAGTTGATAGCTGGGACTTATGGGAGTATAGGTCTTATCAGACTAAAGAGCAGGTTATTAGTGAGTGGGAGCAAAGTCAAAAAAGTATAGCTAACGGTGCACATGGTAAACATTGCTACCGTACAGATGTCACTTTAGAAAAAGAACTTCAATGGTGGAAAGCTTCGTATTTCAATAAATAGGGGTTAGCCCCTTATATAGCGCTATGGGCAAGTGGTAAGCCGACTATTTGATTAGGGTGTTTAAGGTTTCATTCATCCTTGTTGCTTTCTAGTAGACCTTGGTTCGATTCCAAGTAGCGCCCCCGTAGGTTTAGAGTAGCTCCTAAAAGTTTGAAGAAGTCGTTCAATTCTTTGGATATTTACAATTTTCACATAAAAGAAAATTGCAGAGCTAATATACGTCGAGATGGGTGAGTGGTTTAAACCAGCGCACTGCTAACGCGCCGACTATAACAGGTCCGTAGGTTCAAATCCTACTCTCGACGCCAATTCAATATATCACATTTTAAGCGAGCATATACTGTTGTATATAGATAATTGATAAAGAAGGCTTCCAATATAGCAGGAGTGAATAGTGTGAATAACGGTATGTGGTATATTGAACATAAAGTAAGTATAAAAGCTACACGCGAGACTGTTACCGTTAACTGAAGGTCTCCAAGTTTGCTATTCTTCCTGCTCCATCATATATAGAAAGGAGAACCGTATTATGAGTGAAGATACAGAAATCGTAAACGGAAAAAATCTAAAACTTAAAGATTTATTAATTAAACTAAAGAGTACATTAATGATTGAAGACGCATTAAAAGCATATTTATATGAAGATAAAATTGAACTTATCGACTATACACCAGCTATTAGTTTAGAAGAAGCTGATGTGACTATGCCTGATTTTTACGGTCATACTATTGATTTGATTGTAGAAAAGAATGTAATTTCAGCTATAGACGCTTCTACATTTTCATTATTTACACCAGCAAATAAAGAGGTAATTAGTGAACTATTAGATCTTATTGGAGCAACTATCATAGATTATAGTGAATATGAGAAGTTACCTTCCATAGAAGAAAGAAACTGTGTGGAAGTATAACAAAAGTTTCCAAAATGGAAACATTAGGTTAGGCTTAAAAAAGCTATCGTTGCAGTATTGTGCCTACAGGATAGTACCTAATCGACAGAGTGCCCTCAAGTCGTTAACAAAAGGGGTTCCAACAACCATATTAGCGTGGTTATTAGTCAATCCTACACCTTTCAAGAGAATAACCCTCATAGGATACGCGGCTTAGAGTAACTCTCTAAGGAAGAGTTTTTAAGTAAAGGGTAAGTAAATTATTAGTGTGTTCGTTTACTTCCACTAATATATGCTTCAATGGTTAAGTACCGTTTTTAAGCGTTCCCTTTCACGAGGTACTTAACGTGACGTTTACTTCATTGTGTACCATTTAGATGAAGGCGTTGCAGTCGGAATATAAAGTAAAACCGATAGGAGCAAGTGATGTCTCCGTAGCTGGCATTTCATCACTTGCTATCCATTATATTTAGGAGGTCTATTATGTTACATACAGCTGTAAATATAGGTTTATTGATAGTAGTTATACTACAAATTATATTATTGATATGGTTAATAATAACAAATGTTAATAATTACAAAGAGTCTAAAAAGTTTTATAAAGAGAAAAACGAAGCAATGCAATTAATACTCAAAAATCTAGGTGAAAACGTATACATGAACAAAGAAAACACTGAGTTTATAGAAGATAAGAAAGAAGAAGAATAATGGAATTAGATAAAGAAATTTTAGATAGAATAAAAGCTTTAGCTTATACAGTAGCGAGCTCACTTCAAGAAAATAGTAGTGTCCTTATAAATATTCAAGTAGAAGAAGAATATTCACAATATGACGTTATATTCTCTTATGGATTTGAAAACTTTGGTAACCACCAAAGAGGGATACGAGCAAATGATTTAATAATAGGTGTTATAGGTTTCGGCTCTTATGGATTTAGAGTTGATATAACTGATACTGACCCTAGTTATTATAAAGAAAAACTAGGTATTCATAGTAATTATTTAAGTTTTCTATTTAATGAAGTTAGAAAACAACTACGAGATATGAGATAAAAAATTTTTTAAAAAAGCCAACTGAACTGTTGACTTTTTTCTTTTTTTATTATAAAATACAGACAGAATAAAGATAGAACATAATCGTAAGTCGTTTTCAGGTTAAACGCAGTAGAATAGAGAGCTGTAACGGACCTGATGAAGGTCTATTTTTATTGGGAATAAATGAAGAAAGGAGGAAACAGTTATGAAGATTTGGTTATATCGGACGTGTAATGTCAGGTAAAACAACTTTTGCTAGTCAATTTGAAGACGCTTATATTATCTCAACAGATGGTAACGCTGAGTACACATTTAGTCCTGATAAAATATTAAGAGTAAGAGATTATTCAGAATTAGATGCAGCGATTGCTAAATTAAAAACTATCAAACCAAAGTGGGTTATAGTAGATACTACTTCATACTTAATTGATTATTTAAGATTTTACTGGTGTGATAAGAACAAAGTTGAACACGAATCAGAAATTGCTTACAAGGGTTATACAATGTTAAGAAGCTTCTTATGGGAAAGCATTTTTAGAATAGCAAATAGTTTCGATAACGTAATGTTTATTTCACATGAACAAGAAGTAATCGAAAAGAACAAATTTGGTAGAGAAATTTCAAGATTTCAACCAGTATTTGAAGAAAAACTTAGAGATCAAATGTCAGGTTTGATGGGTGTTATTGCTAGAACAGTAAAATCAATAAGTGAAGACGGAACTGCTAAATATGAACTTCATATCAGTAACTCAGATGACGAGTTCGGTGGTTCAAGATTAGCAATGAAGAAAACAGCTATACCACTAACAAAGAAAGATTTTGACGAAAACTTTCTTGTAGTTACTATTGATAAATCAAAAACAGAAACTACAGCAGAACCAAAAAGAAAATCTGTAATAGGATAAAATAATTTAAAAGGAGATATACCAAAATGGATAATGAAGATTTAAAAGAGCTTAACGCTATATTCAAAGATATGGGTGGAGTTGAAAAAGTAGAAGATTTCACTAGCTCATTTGAAGAATTAGGAGACGGAAATTATATAGGAGAAATCGAAAAAGTTTCTACTAAAAATTCAAAGAAAACAGGAAGACCTATGATAGAAATCATAGTAGCTCTTGAAGGTGGAAAGAAAGAATATTGTTACTTAATGCTTGCTGGAGAAAACTTAAAGAAAACTCAAACAGCAGTAGCAAGAGCTGTAACTCAATTAAAAAAATTAGGTGTTGACGGTGTAGAACTAGGAGACTTCATCAGTGAAGCAGAAAAATTAGTTGGTACAAGAGTTAACCTAGAAATCAAAACAAATAATGGTTTCAAAAATAGAGATTTAACATTAGCTTAAACGTCTATCTGACACATATAAATTTCACGTAAGTATCTTTTGAACAATCAAGAGATACTTATTTTTTTAGCTGACCATTTCTGTTCACTTTTTTGCATTTCTGTTCACTCGTAACATGCACAGGTGCGTCTTATTTTTGTATAAAAATAAAAAAAAAGTAGTCATAATTTGAATTACAACTACTTTATGTTTACCAAAGAGGAGGAAATCGCTGCATTTGCACGAGGATACACGTACAGCGATTTTATGTCTTAAATGACAAGTTATATGTTTTCGATATTAAAACGGCTTAAAAGGTATTCTAAAGAGCCATTTTTGTTGTCTTTTTCTAAAATTCTTGTTTTAATATCGAAGTAACATCTATTTTAGTATTTAGTGTCGAAGTTCGGATTGTGTATATCGGATTCTCATTTCCGTCTCTTGAAAATTCTGAACAAATTCCCATAGTTCCATCTTCATCAAAAACAATACAACCTAAATCTAATTCCCCCGTTATCATTGTCACAGATGTCCACTCATCTGTTGTATCATATTTGACTGTGTCACCAATTGTTCTTGGTAACTTTAATGATGTAATTCCAATGTTATTCGCCATCTTTTTCACCTCCACTGGTTTGAGTTAATCTTAATATGTTGCAAGTGTTATCTGCAACTTCAGTAACGATATAAATATGACCGTCACTATCTGTTATTAAGAAACCTGAGTCCACTTCTCCACTTATAATTATTATATCACTAATCTTTATATTTGCAATATCGTATAAGCTATATTCTACATATCCTATACTGTTGTTTTCTGATTTATTGTGATATACAGGTTTTATATTTACTGCTAAATCAGGCATTGTTACTGTTGCGTTAGGATTATACTTATTGTCTATATATTGAGTATCTCCACTCCAGTACAAGAATGATTTACCTTCAATTTCATCTGCTGATATAGGTACTTGTTCGTCTTTCATATAGTAACCTTGAGAAACTGCATTTATATTTAATGAATATGTCGCTGTGTAAGTACCTGTTATTGTGATGTCTCTAGCTGGCATTGATACAGTTTGCTCAGTAGGTTCTAAAACATCAAATATTCCTGTATCAGCTAACTTCAAGTATGCTACGTCGTCGCCTGACCATTTAATGAATTGATAATGTACGTCGTCTGTATCTTCTAAATTGAAGTAGATTGGTACTGGATTTCCTTCATAATATGAACCAGAAACTTCACCGTTTATAATCTTCATTGTATAAGTATCTTTTGGAGCAATACCTCTGGTTAATGTTATATCGAAGTCTTCTACTCTAACTGTAGTCTCTGCACTACCTGTGTCTTCTACTGTGCTAGTAGATTTGCCGTCGTCTGTATCTTCCCACATAGTAAATCTATATCCTAGTGGAATATCTACAGCTTTAATTCTTACTGTTGAGCCTTCTTCATATTCACCTTCAATATCCCATTTTTCTGTTCCGTCAGAGCTTGTTTCAACTAAACAGTTACCACCTTCTAATAGTAAGTGATACATGGTTGTATAACCTTCTCTACGATACTCCATTTGTAATGAAATATTTTTGTTAGGCATATTTACTGTAGTTTCACTTGAATATTTGTCGTCTACATATTGTGTATCTCCTACCCATTTATAGAATTTATAACCTTCGTCTGCGTCATCTGCTTCAATTTTAACTTGGTCGCCTACGCAATGATATTCAATATTAGTTGTACCGTCTTTACTTATTATAGATAAAGAATATTGTATATCAGGATTTGGTATATAGTACACAGCTTCTGCGGTAACATTATGCGTTAAACTTCTAATACTTGTAGTTGAAGCAGCAGGTCTTGTTATATCATCTTCACTACCTTTAGATACTTCCCATTGTAGGAATTTATAACCTTCTGGTGCTGGGTTCATTTTAATACCTGGTGAAGAACCTCTTATATATCGACCTGTAGTTTCTCCTGAATCCAATAATACACCGTTCACAAGTGTTACTGTATAATAAGGAATTGTTTTATAAGTAGCTGTAATAGTTCTAGTAGAGTTAAGACCAAGTTTCCAAGGATTTGAGTATGAAATTATAGTCGTTCCGTCGTCTCCTACCCAGCCTGCGAACTCTTGTCCTTCTGGTGCTGTGTTAGGTCTACAAGTAACTGTCGTTCCTGCTCTATATGTACCACTACCTGAACCATTTACTACTGTTAATGTATATAGAGTTATATAGTTAGGTGTCATTACACAGTCAGCTCTAGGTGTAACTATCGTAGTTTCACTAGAATAAACCCAACCTATACTTGCGTAATTTCCTGACCAACTGTAAAATGTACTATCTTTATCTTCGGGCGCGTTAGCACTAATTGTGATTTCAGTATGTTCTAAGAAGTTTCCTGAACCAGTACCGTTCATGACTGTTACATTATATGTTTCTCTTTTTCTATATACTGCTGTAAATGTTCTGTCTTCGTTTATATATACTGCATGACTTGTGTCTGTAGAAATGCTAGTACCGTCTTCATTCTCCCAATGGTCAAGTATGTAGTCACCGTCTAATAAAGTGGTGCTCATTGTACCTTTTGTACCACCGTGTACTGAGATTTTTTCAGATTTACCTGTGTTATTTTTATTTAGCATTGTAAGTGTGAATGTACCAGCCCATTTATAAACTGCTGTAAAAGTAACGTCTTTTTCTGGCATAGTAAATTCATAATATGTTTTTGTAGATATATTATTTCCTGAACTATCTTCCCAATGATCAAACGTATAATTAGTAGGATACAACGAAGTAGATATTGATACTTTTTCTCCGTACATATGAGTATATATGTTAGTATTACTATCGTTATCAGCATTTACTACTGTTATATTATATTTTTTGTGGAAGTTAGCTGTTACTGTAGCGTTACCGTCTCCAACTGTAAATGTTGTAGTAGATTTAAATGAGTCAGCTACATATCCTACGCCTTCAACTGACCAATTATAAAATCCTGTTCCTTCTGGTTCTTTATCAGCTACGATAGTTTTTCTAGTACCTTCGGTTAAACCACCTACAACTGTACTGTCGTCCATAGTAGCGTCAATTAAAGTGACTGCATTATTATATGAATAAATATATGACCAAGTTGATGTAAGTGTTACGTTGCAGTCTGGCATAGTAAGTGTCATAGAAGTTACTTCTTCAAGATAGCCTGTATCTCCACTCCAGCCTGTGAATTTCCATTTAGTACCTTTATCAGTATAAGATAATTTTACAGTTTCTTTATAATCATAAGACCCTAATACCTCATCATCTATTGTTACTTTGTGCTTTCCTGGACTTATGAAGTTAGCTGTTAATTCAACATCACAGTCTGGCATAGTAAGCCAAGATGTAGAAGGTTGCGCTCCACCAGTAAGATTATCTAATGCTTCCTGAGTACCTAACCATTCATAAAAAACTTTATCCATAGGAGCGTCGTCTGCTAATAATAAAATGCTGTCTCCTGCAAAGTATTGTCTAGTTGTACCGCCAACGTCGTCGTAAATAGTACCGTCGTGTAGCGTTAATGTTCTAGGAAGTCTGATTTTATAATTACCTGTAATAGTTACTACATAGTCGTCATCGTCGTGATATTGCATAGTATAAGTAGTAACTTGTGCATTTACATTTCCTACATATTGTAAGTCGTCTGTATTACCACTCCAGTTAGTAAATGACATATAAGCTGCGCTATCTCCAAATGGTACAAATTGTATGTTAACTGTTTCATTCTCTGCTACATATACGCTAGAACCTGTAGTACCGTCTCCTGTAGATATAATACCGTTTTCAACTGTTAGTAACCATTTTTGTATTGGTAACTCTGGTTGATTGTGCATTAAATCTAAGTTTTTTTCAAGAGCGTTTGCTAGTGAATATGTGAACTGAGAACTTTCATACACTGCACTAAAATCATCTGTTATTTCAGGATTTGATGACTCCATTAAAACTGATATATTTCTTATAATTCTAATCATATCATCTCTAGTTGGTATATCAGTTTCAACCCAAGTAGTTTTAATAGCTAGTGAAGGAGGTGTTTTGATGATCTTATGTTCAACCATATATTCCATACAGTATTTAGTATTGTTTTCCATTCTGTTTAAATCATAGTAGTTATACCCACCTTTTGTATCAGAATTATCCCTATTAGCTTCTAGGTTCAATACGTCTCCATAAGTTCTATCATAAATTGCTTCTATCCATTCTACTGTCATAGAACAACCACCTCCATATCTCCGCTCCAACTACCGTCGAAAGCGATATGATTTGATAATACATAAGTTTTAGCTAAAGTATCTGTACCACTAAATGGTGTTTCGATTTCAGCGTAATCGCCTGCGTCTACTAAAATTTCACCTCTAGTGTCCATTTTATATTTGAATTTTTTTCCATACCATAACTTATACTTATTCTTTATCATATCATTTGGGTCGTCTTTTATCAACTGAGTATCAATAATTAATGTGTCATTTGTTACTGTTCTTTCCTGAGTTGTAGTTGTATCTATTTTATAACCATAAATTTTAACTTCAACTGAAGGTTCAGCAGAAGACACAGCTACCACTAAAGTACCTCTACAAGCATACAAATCAGAACTTTGTACTTTATCTTCTGGTCCTGCTCCTGTAGGTACGCAAGCAGAATAAGTAACTTCTGTATTATATTGACCTACTGTTACAGTTTGTAGTTCTTCTATATCACTGCCTATTGTAGAATTATATTTTGGAAGTGATATTTTAGTTGTGTTCTCTAGTTGTTCAGCTACTGGAATACTCGTGAAGTCTGTATAAGTGAATTTATGCTGATGTGTAAATGAGCTAGGTTTATCCAATTCGAGATTAGCAAATTTTATAGTACCATCGTCTTTAATTAAAAGTGTAGCACCTACGCTAAATGCTAATAATTGAATTAACTCCCTTACAGGTAGCTCTGGTAAAACTGTATTTATTTCATAATCTCCATAGCTTTTGCCGTTTGAGTCAGCACTAAATTGAATAATATCACTAGATAGTCCCATAAAGTCTAGTAAATTAGCTATAATATATCTTACAGTTCTATTGTTTATGAAACGTTCTTTTGTATAAGTGTCTGTCATCATATCTAATACTGAACCACACTCAAAAGTACAAGTATCGTCTGAACTTGTAGAAGTGCTAAGTAGTCTTAACTCTTTCCAATCATCCCATTCTACTTCCTGTATTCTATCGGGATTGTTCATATAAGCCGTACCATCACTATTTTCTGTGTATCCATAGACATTATAACCATTCCTGATTAAGACTTTTGTATCACTTGTTAAGTCTAAGTAGCTATTGTCAGGGTTGTCTATATTATACTTTTTACTATAATTTTCTAAGTCAAATGAAAAAGTTCTCGAAGGAATACTATCTGGTACATATGAACATTTATCATTATAATCTGTACTTAAAACTTCATCTTGGGTTAATGTGATAACTCGACCAAACATAATACTAGCTAATCTTATTCTTCTTTTAGGTGTTAATGTACCTATAAATTCAATAGAAAGAGAGGTAACACCTGTTAAATTTAAGTCATATATTAAGTTCGGAAGAGTAGTCTCAGACGAAATATTTTTAATATACTCGTGATTAGACCCATTATTTACTGTTAATTTTACCTGCTTTGGATAACCCGTTTTTACAGCAGGATTTAAAATAATTGAAAAATACTCTACATCAGCAGTAGCAGATAATTTCACATTTATTATAGGATTAGACGAGAAATTCCCATTCTCGTCTGAAATTGAATTACTAACATAACCGTTATATGTTCTACCTGGTGTAGGGTTTATGAAATTACCGTTAAGTAGCCACATATTCTCTTCTAAAGTAGCAATGGTTGTGCTAGTATAATTTTTAATATCTGTTATACTGTTAATATTAGAGTATGATAACACGTCGGTTGAACTTACACTTTGGATTTTAGCAGATTTATCAGGTACATACATCATTATATCCATATATCCTTCTGCTCTAGTCGTAACATTCAAATATTTTTGTTCAAGTGCCATAACATACTCCTTTCTGATTAATAACCCATATCAATTAAGTTACATTTTACATCTTTATACCATATAGGTTTTTTATAATACTGACCTGTTTTACCCATTTCCACAGTTTCCCATTCGCAAGGCGTTGCTGAGAAATCACCCCAATAATATTGTCTTGTTATCCACTGTTCTTCTTCACTATCCCAGTAACTCAAATAAACTGTAAATTTTGCGATTTGTTTCTTTAACCAAGACACTGATTTACAAGAAAGATAAGGCCAAGTAAGACTATCTAGTTTATTTAGTCTTCTGTTAATAACTTGTGCTACAACCTGACCTTTTGCATTTCTAGTTGATTGAACTAATTGCTCAGATGATTCTGCATATCCTATTGCTGGGTTATTAACTGTATATTGCTTATTTCCATGAGTGTCTGTGTCATACCAATAACCACCATCTGGTGTTTGAAATTTAAACGTTTCCCCATTTATTAAGATAAGTGGGGCGTACGCATTTGTTTTAGACGCGTAGCCCATATTAAACCTCCTATCTAGCGTAAGCCATATTACTTAGCGCTTGATTACCATTTTTACTACTTGCTTTATTTACTGCTGCTACTAAGTCAGCACCTTTTTGTGTGAACTCACCTGAAACTGTGATACCTTGTTTAACTGTATTTTCTAAAGAAGTCATAACACTAATTAATTTGTCGTTTGAAGCCATAGAAGATGTCCAAGCATCACCTTGTTTAGCAAACACATTTTCATCTGCTGGAATGATAGCTTCTCCTTTATGGATATAAGCGAATCCATCATTTGGTACATAACTTGTACCAACGTCATACGAAGCATAAGACGCTTTCCAATCCCAATTACCAGTGAACATAGATTTAAGCGATTTAAGCGGATGAGACCAATCAAAACTTGTATCATCTATTACCTTTTGAGCCGCGTCCATTGTATCTTCCATCGCGTCTGTCATATCATCTGCGTAACTCTTAGAAAAGGCTTCTTTTTCCTTATCGTTCATACCAGCGAGAATTTTAGCTAAGTCAGATACACCGCTGTCTGTTTCTCCTATATATTTATTCCATTGTTCTCTTAATTCACCAGACATATCATCTAGCAATGAAGTTCTTACGTCACTATTCGCATTTTGCATAATTTGCGACATTTTCTTTGCGGCTTCCTCGCCTTCATATGTTTCAGAAGCTAACGCATATTCTACTCTAGCTGCTGCTAATTCAAAGTTACCAGCTTCCATATCTTGTACTATAGCTAAATCAGTTTGAGCTTTTTCTAATTTCTTTTGGGCTTCTGTTAGTTTTTCAGACACTTCTTTAGCGTGCTCTTGTTGAGAAGATAAACTACTTAAACTATCAGACAAACCTAATTCACTATCTGACAACATATCTGTACTATACGTACCGTTTTCAACAGAAGCAATAAGTTCGTCTAAACGTTCTTTACTAATGTTCATATCTTCACCAGCAGTATATACTTTCTCTTTATATATTTCCATAGTTTGATTTAATAAATCTAGTTGTTCGTCATACACGTTTGTTTTATTAGTTAGGCCGTCAATAGTACCTTCATAATAAGATGTACTTTGTAAAGAATTATTCATGTCGTCTATAGAAGTCTTTGCCGCTTCTGCTGCTGGTATGAAAGTGGTCTTTATAACTCCTGCGACACCACCTATTATAGCACCTGCAATTGCACCAGGTGCGCCACCTACAAGAAATCCTGTAGCAGCTCCACCAGCAGCACCAGCAAGTGTTCCTGCTAATACGTTACCAACATTACTTTTCTTATTATCTTCATCACCGCCGTTTTCAGTTAACATTTTGTTATATACATCATTATCAGTAGCTTTATCACCAAAATAATCAACTACTTTATAAGTAAGGTATCCAGTTAATATTGCAAGTAAACCTTTAGAGAAAGCATACCCTATCATACTACCCCAAGAACCAGCTTCTGTAATCGCAGATGCGCTAGTAAACATTTCTTTTAATGTACCTAATAAACTATATTTACCACCAGCGAATAAAGTTTGAAACGCTAACATAATACCTGAACCAAAACCAGTTGATCCAAGAATACCTGAAATCCATCCTCCAACTTTAGTAAACAAACTTGTTATTGCACCAGATGTGATACTACCGAATATAGCATTAAACAATGTACTTCCTGCTATTTTTAATAATTCCCAACCTAGAAATATAGCTAATACTTTAGCTAAAATTGATTTCCAATGTGTAGTTATATAATTTCCAATGGCAGTAGTTTTAAACCAGTCCCAAATATCAGACGCGATATTCTTCAATGTTTTACCTAAAATACTTAATATTTCTTTTGCTACATCTCCGAAACCTAAGTCTCCTGTAATTAAGTTTTTAAATAAGTCACCGATTTGATTAGCTAATTCTTTCCATTTTTCAGATAGCTGAGGTGTATAAATTTCACCTGTTAAGTCATTTGCTCCACTATTATCTGAACCAATATCATGCAATTCGTCAAAACCTGCCGTAACATTTGAAGCTGCCTGTAATTCTTCATTTATTTTTTCAGAAGATGCGGCCGCTTGATCAAATAAGCTAACTGGTAACTTACCTAAGCCTTCCTGTACTTTTTGAGATATTATATCTACAAACCCAATTATATTTACTAATTTTTGAGCTATAGTATCCATAAATGGTTGAATTATACTTCTTATGTTATATTTAATAACATTCATAGTTCTTTGCCATTTAGTATTATAACTTGTGAAATCACTAAATGCTTTTTTAATTTGAGTTATCGGATTTATCATTGAAATCCAATTCTTAAGAGTTTGTCCAATACTACGACTAATTAATTGGAATGTATAATTTAATATCTCAGCTGTTCTCTTTTGGAATTTCAAAGATTTTCCGTTCTTATCTAGTCCAGCTCCGATATTTCTTACTATATCATTGTTATCTCTTAACACAGGTGAAGTAAATTTAAGTTGTTTAACAAAAGCCGCTATATTACCGTGAGATTTCTTCTCAGCTTCGTTCACCATATCCATATCAGCTAAGATAGTTTGTAATACTAATTTCTCTTCTTCTAAGTCAGCTAATGTTTTTACAGCAGCACTAGAGCCTTTAGCTAAGTTGCCCTCAGGACCAAATTTAACTTCTCCTGTTTGTTCCATACCTTTAAGAATTGATTCATTTGTTTCAATTTTATCTAAAATTGGTTGCATTGCATCACGAATATTAGCTTGTATTTGGTTTGCGGCATCTGCAGAAGCACGACTCTTTTCAAGAGAAGGCATACCTACAAAACCAGTCATTGCACCAAGTACCTGTCGAAGCGGACTTCCACCCATTTGAGCATTACGCATAGCTTTACCAGATAAAAGTTTATTGATAGACCCCATAGCTTTAGTAGTATCCACTTCTATTGGAGCAGTTAGTTTAAGGTCTTGTGCTAATTCAGGATTATTTTCGATGCTAGTTTTGTTTGTCCTGAATAATTCTAATGAACGTCTTATTTTAGCAATATCACCTGTATCAGTTGGATTTCTACCATTATTCATACCCCAAGTTGTGACACGCTCAGCTGCCCATTGATCTTGTTGTTCTTCTGTAGCACTTAATACATCTTGATATTTTTCAGTTTCACCTGTTAAATCACTTATAGCTTTACGTAGTTTATCCCATACAGACTGTTTAATAGGTGAAGCATATATTTTTGATTTTTGCACCATATCAGAAGGGATAAACTCTGCTTTTGATATATGCAATGTTTCTTTGAGTGTTTTTGTTGTATCAACTAAATTACCCATTACGTCTTTGATTAATGCTGGAAGAAGACTTACTATATCATCTGATCCAATATTAATTTGGTCAGCGGTATTTGTAAACTTGCCTTTTCGTCGATTAATATCTTCTGCTATAGTCCTATCTTCTTCATCCATCATAGTAGTTCTGAGTCTGTTCATGTAGCTTTCCATGTCCGTATCAGGTTCTCTGATGGACTGTTGTGTATCTAAAGGTTGTCTACGGTCTTCTGCGTCCTGCTTTCTAGCGTCGCTTTTCCATCTGTGTAAATCCAAAACAGAAGGATTTATAGCTTCTTTAAGAGTTCTTGCGCTTTGTTCTAATGGAATTAAAGCTTCACTCAAAGCTTTTTTTATTTCAGCTAAACCTAACGGTGGATTTTCGTCTTCCATTCCGTTAGAAATTTTCTTTCTTCTACCGTCTGGTTTAGGAAGTGCTAGCGTAGGTTTAGTAGGAAACGCTGCATATAAACCTGACTGATCAGCAGGTAACTGGATAGCCTTTACTGCGTCTACCAATTTATCTGCATTTTTATCAGGGTTCAAACCTGTTTTAATATCTGTTTCAGTAGCTTTTGCTGTATCTTCATTTATGGTTTTATTTTCTGTTTCTATTTTTGACTGTTTATCAGTTTCTCTATTAACCTTTGCGTTTTGAATTTTATCAAATGAAGTATTTTGTTCAACAGCTTTTGTGGCTTTCTGTACTTCAGTTTTTATTTCTTCTACAGCAGTTGCTGTTTTATTTGTTTCTTTTAAAATGTTATTAGTTGCGTTTTGTACTGTTTTTGCTAACTCTTTTAATTGTATGGCTTCATCTGAACCTTTTACTTGAGCTTTGAAATCTTCATATGCTGACTTTACTGGTTTGTCTTTTTTATCTGTCTTTTTTGTAGAAGATTTTACTCGTTTAGGAGCTTCAGATTCCTGTGTAGCAAAACGTGTAGCCATAGCTTCTGCTGGGTTAGCACCTTCCCATATTTCAGTTAGTACACGATACATATTTTTTAAAAGTGTAACTGTATTATCGTGGTTTGGTCCTACACCTTTTTCTTTACCTTCTTCTCTAGTAGCAAAACCGACTTTACGACCACCTTTAGTTGAATATTCTGAACCAGTTTTAGCGTCATATATACTTTGTACTGCTTGAGTTATATCTTTAAATGTTGTCTCTAAATCTTCACCTAGTTCTTCTGCTGCAGATTTTATAACTACAATTTGTGATAAAACATCTTCTAATCCAATATCATTAAAGCCTTGTTCAGAGTCATAAATCATATTAGTCAAATCTGATTTAGCTTTATTTTTTATAGCCTTCATTTGTGTTTGTTCATCTGTGTTTCTTTTACCTTTTTCAGGTGTACCTATCTCAGAAGGGTCTGTCCAAATTTTCAAACTTGCTGCAGTTTTCTTCATTTCCTCTTGAAAAACTCTAGCTAATTCTGCTGCCCAATTACTAGCGTATTCACTAAATTCACTTAAGAATAAAGTTTTATTTGAAGTAGAACCTTTTTTGAAACTTTTATCTGATTTAAAGCCTTTAGCTCCAGCGTCTTCCTTAGCTTGTTCTTCTAGTTCTTTTTCTTTACTAACAAAAGCTTTTATACGCTTTTTCATTTCTTTTTCATAATTAGCTTGAATTTCTTCATTAGAAAAACCTGCGCCAGTATCTATGTATGGTTCGTTTCTTTTCTTACGAGGTTTAGATTTATCTGTAGTTTTAGCTTCAGTGATCTTAACTTCTGTTGCTTTTGAAACTTTAGCTGCTTTATAATTAGATTTTATAATTTCTGCTTGCTTTCTAATCTCTTTGAAAATCCCAATATTTCTACTTATACCTAGCGAATCTATAACTTCACCTAAAGCTTGTAGATCATTAGTTAATTTTTCAATGTCTTTCGCAGACGCAGAAAGACCCTTAGCTGTCAGTGTGTCTATTTGATTAACTGTATCAGCTTGGGCCTTGTTTAACTTTCTTGCCTGTTGGCTACTTAATTTTTTAGATGTCTTTTTACTAATCTTTTCATTTAAGCCTAGTTCGACAGATATATTAACTGGTCCTGCATCTTGAACAGCTTTCTCGACTTTCTTTATTTCACTATTGACTTGTTTTTTGTCAACTTTTCCGACCATCTCAATTTCATATTTTGAACGGTCGCCTGTTCCATCATTACCCATGTTAAACTACCTCCTACAAACCTAAATATCTATATCCTTATAATCCACCTACTATATCCTTTTTGACAGCTTTATTTATTTTCTTTTCATAATCTTCCCTTAACCAGTCTGGCATAGAAGCTTTCGGTTTCTTTTCAAATAATTCTGACATAGCTTCTTCTAATTTAGCTGGATATGATTTAGCTCCAAATGCAGCTCTATTCATGCTACCCATACGCCATATTCTGTAAGCCAAACCTTCGCGTTTATACTTCAAAATAAACAATAGCTCTTTACAAGAATAATCATATAAATCTCTTAGTTCACAACCTTGTTTCACAAGTTCAGCATATATATCGTGAACTATATGAAATCCTGCTAGTGGATCATACTTGTTTTCGTCTTCAAAAATCTTACTGAATAATTTATTTGTTCCAAGTTTTTTCTTTAATTTCTCCTTCGCTGGGAGTTTTTATTTCTTGTGACTTTTGAACCAAACCTGATTTTTGAACTATTTCAGCTAAATAATTTTTTGATAGTTCCATCATACCATATTCATCTAGCAAAGCATCAAACAATGTACTTGCATCTTTATAAGCTACTTTACATTTGTTATCTGCGCAAGCATAAAATAATTCTACCATTATAGTAAAATCAGGATCTTGAAATGATTCGAATATATTTCTACCTAATTTTTTCTCTAAATATAAAATAGATGAGCTTCTTAATTTAAACTCATATTCTACTCCGTTTATTTTTATAATTACTACATTATCCATAGTTTTGTAATCCTCCTATTAAATAAAAGTGGTAGATGTAAACGCCCGAAGATTGAACTGGCTAAACTGCCTACCAAGTTTAGTTACTTTCTTATTATCCTTCTGCTGGTAAGAATACCTTTATATCAGATTTAACGTCGTGATAAATACTGAATTTTTCAATATCTTGTTGAGCATCTGCTGTATAAGAAATATTTGTGACTGCGTCATATTCGATGATTACTCCTGAAGCTTTTACAACTATCCAATGAGCTTTTACTTTATCATCTGCCATTTTCTTAATAGCACGTAAGTTATGAGTAACTCCTTCTGGAACATCAGCGAAGCTCATCATATTAATTTCATATGTTACTTCTGCTGCTGGTTGTAACCCTAAAACTGATGTTTCAGCTTTAGTATTATCTAAAGTAGTAGTATCAATTGTGTTTGGTTGTCCACCAAAATCTGGTGTACTAGATAAACCATATACACGTGTGGCGCTTTTTAGTAAAGTTTCTAATGCTGCTGCTGTGTATGTACCGTCTGTACTACCAATAAAACTACCTGTTTCTGCTGTGTAGTATAACGCTGTACCAAGTGTTGCAACTTGAACTTTTGCATCTGGATCCATAATATATACCTCCTTAAATATTGTCTTTCTTCTAGGCAAAGACTATCCTCTAACAAAGTATTTAATTCAATGGAAATTTATCTAAGTGTTCTTTCCAAAGAGTTTGCTTGTGCGTAAGCACTTATCATACATTCACGATAACCTGTATCAGGTGTAATAGGACTATCTTGAGTAGATGGTCTAAATCTTAATTCACCTAATTTATCACATATAGCGTCTAAATATTTATCAAACTCAGCTTGAGTACCACCTTTTGTTGATAAATAACCTACTAAAGAAATAGTATATTGTTCGTTATCATAAGATAAATCACGTCTATTCAAGCTAGTACGAATATCATATCCAAAATAATATCTGTCTGTTTCTACAAGGTTTTGAGCTACGATTATTCCTGCTTCTAATCCGTCTATTTCATTTAACTTAGCTTGTACTAATCTACGAATATTATTAATGAAAGCCACTAGCTCTTACCTCCTTCTTTTATGATACTTTTTATTACCTAATTTATCTTCTATATTGTCAATATAACCTTTTATTTCATTTATTGTATGTGCTTCAAATAAATGTGCAGGTGTAGGGTAGTTGTAACCTCCTACATGTTCTCCGTTTTTAATATGAAAATATTTTTTTGGTGGATTTGATACCTTCGTACCTTCTTCCAAATAATCATATATTTCAGAATAAGTAGCTGAGGTTGGGTCATTTCCATAATGACCATCTCTGACCATTAACTTAATAGTATTACCTTCAACTTTTGTGTAAACCTTTTCTCTTAATTCACCAGTACGTTGATATAAATTTTTCTCTTTACGGCTTATTGGTTCAGTATTATTTTCATCTAATTCTTGTTCTCTTCTTTTGGCGTTACGTTGCGCAATAGCCACACCCTGTGAAGATCTAGGTCCAAAAGAATGCCACATATTAGCTTGTATAAGTTGATATAATTTAGCTTCAACATCTGGTATTATTTGATCTGTGATAGTTTTCGCTTCTGCTTCCAAGTGGACTGTCATTTTTTTAGTAAGATTTTTAGTCACTTGCTTATTTTTGTTTGTCATATTACTACCTCCATTGAATATCTACATATAATGGAGTAACCTTTACTATAGAATATTTATTACCGTTTCCACTCAACTAAATACTTTGTTAAGTTATCAGGAGAATTGTTTGTTTTCTCCAATAAAAATGTTTCAAGGTCACCATAAATAGATTTGAAACGATATGTTTTTAGAAAGTTTGCTCCATATGCACTATTACTTACTTCATCTGAAGCTAAGTATTGAACGGCTCCGTCAGCTTCAAATACATCAGTGTATTCTTCAATTAAGTCACCGTCAACACCGTGCTTAGGCGTGACACTATATAATATTACTGGTGTAAGCTTTGATAATAACATATCCTTTCTCCTCTATTTATAATTTCCCGTTTAATTATTCTGCAATGTTAAATGCGATTGCACCAGTTCTATTATTTAAAATGAATACGTCAGCATATTCTTTTTCATAATAGATGTAATCACCTTTTGTTCCTGCTGCTGGAGCTTCCATACCAACAAATGCGTATTTGTTTGGTGTTAAGATAGCAGTTGGATGTACTAAGAATAAGTTAATTTGTTTAGCTGTTTCAGATGGTTCAAAACCTGTTGTGAAGTTATAAGCAGTTTTCATTAAGAATGATGGAACTGTTATTAATTTAACTTCATCTAATCTGTCTACAACTCTATTAATGTTAGCTTGGCTAGCAACATCTTTATATAAAGTGATGTTAGCAGCTTGTTTTAATAAAGTTTTAACAGCTGGTGTAACATATAATAGTCTTCCTGTTGAAGGTACTAATGCTTCGTCCATATCTTCCATTAATTTGTCAAATACAGCTAAAACACTATCAACTGTTAATGCAGTTGTATCAGCTGTTTTTCCTTCAGCTGTCCAATCAGCATAGATTTTGCTAATTGTGTAAGCATCTTTCTCTGGGAATTTTTGTTCTTCGTTGAACACTTTAGTTGCGTTTTGGATAGTTAATATCATATTAGTATCTAAAACATCAGCTGGGTCAATTGATGTAGACCACTCTCTGTAAAATGTTAATGTTTTTGTTTCATAGTTGTTATCTACGTTTCTTTGGAATGTTCCGTCGATAGCATCTCTATTTACATTCTTTCTACCTGTTACTGAAATAGATGGAATGTGAATTGTTTTTGAATCTACGAATTTGTAAGTTTGGTTATTAGCTACATTATATAATTCACCAAAGTTTAATACATTTGGGTAAGCTTGAGCCAATGCTCTTTCGTAGCTTTCAGCGTAATTTACTGCTGCCATAGTTTATTCCTCCTTATAAAAATTAATTTAAAATAAAACAAGTCCGTAGCCAACGAGAAGGGCTACTATATAATCTTGTAATTATATAGAAATATTACCCATCTCATTTACTACGGACCTAAATGTCCTCGTCCCCAAGACATATCTATTTCTATTTACTATTTTATTTAGTTTTATTATATACTAAAAGTGAACAGTTGTAAATAGAAATATTACAAATTTTCTTCAAAATTTTTAAAATAATTTTCCACTTTATGCTTTGGTGCGTCAGTATCGTTTATAAATAACTTAGACATTTCAAAACAAAATTCTTTTAAATCTAATCGTTTACTTTCTGCGTATGTTTTATAGTCATTATAGTACATATTCATACACAAATAATACTTTATAGCACAGTCAGAAGAAATCTGCATTCTAGCTAATATATCTTTAATATCTAACATAGAATACACTTCACCATAAGGCTTCATATTACTAACGATATGTAGTGCTTCTTCCTCTGTGATAGTATAAAGTTTTTCTTCTATCATATTCTCATATTTTTCTAGCAAGGGTTTACTTATTTTATCTAAGTCGTTCATAACAGCACACAAAATATCTTCAAGATTAGCTTTGTTTAGTTTTTGTAGTTCCACTGCTTGTACCTCCTTGTTCTGAAATTTCTTCAAATTCTACTGCTGAACTTTGAGGTAGACTGAACAAAACTTTGAAATGTGCGGGATTAGCACCGTATACAAGTCTTGCAACACCTCTCATATTACACCTGCAAGAGCCTGTCTCTGGGAAATATCTTAATTGGTCGGACATTAAGTTATTACCCATAATATCTTGAATAGGTATATAAGTTTGGGTTCCATTTATTTTTATTGAAACATAAACTGGAACAATAGTAGTCATAGCTGGTAAATCTACAGGTAGTGTTAATATAAAACGCTCTCCGTTATCAACTTCATTGATAGAGTAGTCTGTCATAATGTTAAAAGAAGACCCTACATTATATGATACAGCTCTTATGACTTTGTTACAATTACAATTACTACAATTCATATAAATTCCTCCGTAAATAAAATGAGAGCAGATTTTGACCTGCTCTTTAAAAATAGTATTACTACTCTACACTCTTAAAGAGCGGAATTATTACATACCACACCCGTATCCATATGGATATGATTGATATGGAGACGCTGTAATGTAGGCAGGGACTGGTGTTGGGCGTAATGCGTTAATGATTGTGTTATTTTGTGCAGTATTTGACAACTGGTTAGTTAAAACGTTTACTTGGTCACGTAATGTTTGGATTTCGTAATCGCACATTTTATCTAAAATAGCTTGAGTTTGAGCTTGGGTTGTAGTCTTCAAATCGCAGCAACACGTTTGCATTTGAGATAAAAGATTTTGATTAGCTAAAGCGCTATCATATCTACTCTCTAATATTTCTTTTTGTGTTCCACACGCAGTATTTTGAATTGTAGATTGTAAAGCGCCATCACCTAATTGTGTAGTGTATCTACTTTCCAAAATATCTCTTTGTGTTTGATTTCCTGTATTAGAAACGTTTTGGTTCACATTGAAGATGTCTCTTTGCATAAACGCGTCTTCTAAGTTTCTACTACTGTTATTATTAGCCATACTAGCTGCTAATAATGTATCTGCAGTAGTTGTACTAGCATTATTTCCAAAGAAACCTCCACCTCCAAACATTCCAGCTACAATTAAGAACACAATAATCCACCAAAAGCCATAGCCACCCATAGCTCCTCCGTCGTTGTTATCTCTTGTCATAGCAAGTACATCACTTGCTGAAAGTCCACTATGTTCCATAAATGTTCTCCTTTCTTCAATTTAATTTATGTAATATTGCAATAGTTACCTACGTCTTTGAGATTGGAGAGCTGCTCTTAATTGTTCTTTACTTATACCATTCTGATTACACAAATCAGCAATTTTTTGAGCTTTTTCTTCATCACTACCACTATTTGCTAGATTTGAAAAAAGTGTCCTTAGGTTTTGGTTTGGTAACATCCCCATTACCATTTGTAACGGGTTGTTGCTCACAGACAACTGGCTCACTAGGCTTTGTAAATCCATTTAGCTTCATCTCCATTCCTTTTAATTTTTGTTCTAGTTGTTCAATTCTAATGTCTTTCTCGTCTTTAGGGAGAATAAGACCGTATTCTTTCATTTCTCCGTCAGGTTCCTTTATTGTTAAAAGTCCATTCTTTAAATTAATGAATGCGGTCTTAGTTTGCACGTAAACATCTGAGGGGTTGTCAGTTGTAAACCTTGCTTCAAATAAGGGATTTTGCTGAGTATTTATTATATTATTTATGGGGGCAGGTTGAGCTAAATTTTGATAGTTAGCCTTCAATCTCTGCAAGTCCTCTATTTGTCTATCTATTCTTTGAATTTCAGGATTATACATAATTTATTATCTCCTTCTTCATTTTCTGAGCTTATTATATAAATAATTTAAAAGACTGAACGGTAAGATAGCATTAAAAAATAGTGAATATAAATCGTAAATAAAGTCAAAAAAAGTTTAAAAATATTTTCATTTGAGATAATTTAATATATAATTGTCATATGAAAA